CTGCTTGCTGCTGGTCGTTACGGTTTGTGGGCTGATGGCGACGGTATTGACGGATGGTTGGTAGGTGTTAATCCCAATACTGTTGATGGGTATGCTTTCGGTTCTGTACAGATCGGTGGTCGTGTTTATGCGCAGTTGGACGGCGCTTCGACTTTCGGTTACATAGTTGAGGCTGCTGCTCCTGCAGCTGCTCGTACTGCTGAATCCTCTGGTTACGGTCAGGTGTCCTCCAGCGGTTCCTACGCTGGCGTTGGCGGTACGGCTGTAGACACTACCGCAGAACTGCTACCGTACATGCACCGCAAACGGTGGCGGATTATTTCTGGCGCAGTTACTGATGACGCTATTGTCATGCTTGAGAAACAATAATATAACCTGAGAAGGAGAATATAGAGATGAAAAATGAAGTAAAGTTTATTGATAAAGATGGGACCATGCAGCCGGTAGCTCTGACCTTGCAGCATTGGCAGGCTGCACAGGATAAGAACCTGAGCTTGCGCCAGTTCATTAATCAGCAGTATCCGACTACTATGGACGCCAAGCATGACTCGTTTACGCAGATGTGCCAGTCCGTAGGTCTGTATACCAAACCTGCGCGTGAGTTGGGCATTCGCCCTATCACCATGCAGCAGATTGAGACAGGGGGGTTGGATTTCTCTGCTGGTATTCAAGGAACTGAGGTATCTCCTGTTCAGACCAAAATCCTCTTCCCTGCAGTCATTGCAGAGTTGGTAGAAAATAAGCTGCAGATGGATCGGATGTCTGCAGTTGCGGCATTTGACCAGATGCTGGCTGATGTTTATTCTGTTGCAGGTCGGCGCATTGAGCAGCCCTACATTGACTATACCCGCCCGAACGGCCCCGAGTCCGCGCGGAATCAGGAGCGTGCGCAGGGGGCAGAACCTGCTACCATGATGACCATCAAGGCTGGCGAGAAAACGCTGACCATTGGCGAGACCCCGTTGGCCGTTACCATCACCGATGAGGCTATGCAGGCGACTACTATTGACATGGTAGCCCTTGCTATGACGCGACAGGCTGAAGTTGAGTCTTATACTCGTGTCGGTGAGGATCTGAAGAAAGTTCTGAACGGTGACGCTGATGCTGGCTCCTACGGCACCTCTGCACTGTCCTCTGTAACTGCAGCTTCTTTCGATTCCACTCTCACCACTGCAGGGGCGCTGTCTGAACTTGCTTATGCCAAATGGCTGTACACTGGCATTGAGAAACGTCGCATCAACTACATCGTGACTGATTTTGCAGGCGCTTGGGCTATTCACAATCGTTCTGGTAAGCCTACGCAGGACAAGGATGAAACCAAGGTTCCGAGCGATCCGTTTAATGCTGTGGCTTCGATCTTCTACCCGTCACTGATTGGCAATGTGCAGATTTTCGTAATTCCGTCTTCTGCTGGTTGGCCTGCCAATACTCTGATGGGGTTCGACTCTCGCTACGCAATGCGCAAATGGGTCAACACATTGGCAACATATTCTGACGTAGAGCGCTATGTTCTTCGTCGGGCTTCTACTTTTGTTGTAAGTTTCGGGAGCAAGGTAACTCGCTACTTCGACGACTCCCTGTCTGTTATGACTCTTACGGTATAATCTTAACAGGGAGCCTTAACTGGCTCCCTTGTTTTATGGAGGGCTTATGGCTAAGAAAGGTAAGAAAGGAGGCAAAGGTGGCTGCTAAAACTGACATCGAAAAATTGAATACTGAGATCGCGGCAGCCAAGGCAGCTGAAGAGGCCAAGGCAGCTGAAGAGGCCAAGGCAGCTGAAGAGGCCAAGGCAGCTGAAGAGGCCAAGGCAGCTGAAGAGGCCAAAATGCCTAAGCAGATGCCAACCAGCAAAGAGACAGTTACGGTTGGTATGGCAGAATATGTGTCTCCACTCTATCATCCCTATCAACGTCGGTGGGTGCCAGAGCTAATGGATTGCCCCGAAGGCATAGAGATGGTTATGGATAGTTGGCTGAAGTGCCAGATTGAAGCCGGTTTAGTAAAGGTGGTATAAGTGATTGCAGTCACTGACTATACCACTTACGCAGATATTAGGGCAGTGTTAGGGGTTGATGCGATTGAATTGCCTGACTCCACACTCGCCCTTTCTGTTTTTTCTGCGGCGCTGCAAAGAGCAGTTCGCGGATTTGTTGATGATTCAGGCACGACTCTTGCATCTCGATACGATGCTCTTGATCCTCAATCGATGACTGATGGTGAGGAAGCTATCTATGACTCTATCCGAGAGTTTGCAACCTATGTTGTTGCTGAGGTTTGCTGCCAGAGCATCAGCATGTTTGCACTCAAATCTGATAGCGACGGGAAAGCCTCACAGTCTAGGTTCTCCTCTGAAGCTACGTTTAAAGACGTAGTTAAGAATATACGGATACGTCTGGCTGGGTTAACAGGAGAGCTGGATGTGCTGCTTGGTGGTACTTCTGTCTCAACCGTCCCCGGATTAACAGCTGTTAGCCCAAGTACTGATTTGGTAACTAACCAATGAACATCCAAAAGGCTATAGATCGCTTTACAACTGATACCTTTAGTGACCCATCAGGCATTGGTGGGTCACTAAAAGGCAGGTTGTCAGTATATGATGATGAGAAAAGTTCTGGCGAGTCTACAAGAAGAAGGCTGTTAGAGACTCTACCTACATACGCCATGTTTAGCAGTAATTGTGTCTCTCTAAGTGGACAGGCGTATATAGCTGGAAGCCCTAACCTCGACTTTCACAGAGGAGTGGCAATAAGGATAAAATACCCGGTTATACCTTGTGAGGCGTACAAAGTATCCTCAATACTTCAAATACTAGCTAGTACTGTACCTTCAAGTAGCGTTTATGTTGCATTAGACCAGACTAAAAACTCTGTAGCTGATGCAGAGACTTCCTCTGCAGTCACTATTATGACAGCGTTTTTTCAATCGCTAGAGTCCGTGGCTAAAGGGCAGGTTATCTCTAAAGGCGGTAGTTACTATAGGGTTAAAAGTGACGCTTATATTGATGGAGCTGGGTTCAAGAATGCTGAAGTTATACTACTGAGCAGCCCCGTCAGGGCTGTTACCTACACACAAATTTCAGGTTATGATGTTGTAACAGATTCCATAGTTAATGGAGCGTCGTTCGTCAATACCCCAGTTTTTGTTGAAGATGCTTACTACTGCTATGACCATACTTCAGAACGACATTCACAGGTAAAGCCCGGAGACAAGAATATAACTTTTAAGCCCTCAGTTACTCCAAAAGCTGGTGATACTATCGGAGAATACAAAATACTCTCTATAGATATTCTACCTGACACTTCATTCTCCTGCCATTGTAGGAAATAACATGATAAACTTTAAGAGTGATGTTGGAGCAGCTATAAGAGAACTAGGGGCACTGACTCGCGGACCAAACTCTATTTATAACAGAGCTGGGGCCGCATTAAAAGAAACATTACTTGAGGAGTTCGATACGCTTGTCAGGGAAACCCCGCAGTGGACTGGTACTACTGCTGCGAGCTGGGAGATTGGATTCCCTTCAGATATTACAGGTTCAGTAGAAAACCAACCTGATCGGAATAGAGAAGAGGCGTTAAGTAAAGGTGCGGAAGCTGCCTGTAATGTAGCTATGGATAAGGCAAGGACTTCTTTAACAGGGGACTTTAGGAAAATAAAAAACCAAGACATCATAGTATCTAATGACGCTCCTGGTTACGATAGAGCGGAGGAAGGCCCAGTGCGCCCAGAGAATACTCCGCCTGGAGCGCTAAAAAGGTTTGAAGCGAGAGTAGCAACTTTAGATATTGAGGTAGATTTCTTAAAATGAACGGACTTGAAGACGTAAGACAGGCATGTTTTTCAGCGTTTAAGGCTCTTCACAATGCCTCATTCTCAGCCATCCCCATCAATTGGCCGAACTTCTCTACTGTAGATGCTGAGTCGTTGACCGGGCCATTTGTTAGCGTCCAACTATCTTTTCGTTTCGGCACGGAGATTGCAGATGTTACCGCTATTGATGACATGGTCAAAGGCGAGCTTCTGGTATCCTATCTCCGCCCTGCCGGAACTGGATTGACAGGGTCTTGGGCCTATTCAGAAATGTTGAGGTCCGGTTTGTGCAACCGTAAGGTTTCAGGCGTCACATATTATGGGCTGAAAATCCTTGATGTTTCTCCAGCTCCTGGGATTGTCGGGCACATGCACGTAATTCCGTTCATGGTGTAATTGACAATTTTTCTGCGGTCGAGTATCGTTAAATGAAACTAAAAATTAAAAATCGGTGTTGTAGCTGCAGGCTGCAATCTAATCTACATAATCAGGAGGAAACATCATGGCAATAGACGGACAAGTTGTAGTCTGCCAAGCGGCTAAGATTACCATCAATTCCGGCAAAACTACCCAAGATACTGTTAGAGGACTTCAAGGCATGGGTCTTCCGCTGGGCGCTACTGGCTCTACTGTAACTGTATCTGAAATTGGAACTCGGATTGCTACCAAGGTAGCATCAGGACTTGAGTATGAGGATCTTCAGGCTTCCTACTATTTCAGGAAGAATGATCCAACGCAGCAGTACTTGATGACTGCTTCAAGAAAAGGTACGCTGATTCAGGATATGTGGTTCTGGATTGATGCCGAGGATTTTGCGGCATTGGACAAGATCAACGATCCTTCTGGCGGTATGATGGTAGGTACGTTCTCTAACCCTACTGCGCAAAAGAATGAAGTATTCACTGGTACTTGTACGCTGGTTATCGGTGGGTCTCACATCTTTTTTACCAAACATGCCAAAGCATCTACAGCCATCTTCTCTCTAACTGCAGGCGGTGACGGTGTTAGTGCTACTGCAACTTCGTCTGATACTGTGAATCACGCTTTTGATGCTGACCTTGGATTTGCAGTCGGAGACACGGTTTTAGTTTTCGGTGTAACCGCGCATCTCGACACGGTGTATTATCTGAAGGTAAAGACTGTGTCTGCATCAACGCTCACATTCGAGGATGCTGTAGGTGATGAGGCTTCGCTGCCAACTACTTCTGCAGCAGCAACAATTCAGCTTCATGGTGCCGTCCCGATTGAGGTAGACGATACTTTCTAATGACCCTCCTCGCCGCCCCTGAAGCGCTGCATGACCGTGGGGGCCATGTATGCTGATGGGGCGGTGTTTTTCTAAGGCAGGCCCCCAAGGTTGATGTGCATGGTGCCATCGACTAATATTTATTAAGGAGATTTTCGATGGCTAGATTAACTGCAAAAAGAGAGCTGTACTTCCCTATTCCTGGTGACGAAGACAAGGCTCAACTGAAAATTCAGCACCTCACCCCTGGCGATCTTGAAAAAATTAACAACGACACATCCCGTTGGCTAGGTAAAAAGGAAAATGAAAAGTTTGTCTCAGAGATGGAGTATGCCCCCATGGAGCAGCTTCGTCGCATTAGACTGGCTGCAGTTGTAGACTGGAGTGGTTTCTTTGATGAGAATGGTAACGCATTGAAATGTACTCAAGCCAATAAAGAGCGGTATTTGAACTATGATCCGGACCTTGGCAAAGATGCGAAAGGTTCGGCTAAACCGTTCTCTGAATGGATTGACCAGTTCCGAGAAGAGCTGGCTAAGACTGTAGCGACTAAAGAGGAGCTGGAAAAGCCTTAACGGAGTGGGGCGAGTTTCTTTCAGGGGTGGGGCGAACATCTTGCAAGGATTGTGTAAAAGTCTGGCAAGCATACGAAAAACCAACTCCTTGCGAAACCTGTAGACCAGCACTCCTGGAAGACGCTCAGCCCTATCTCCACCTCTACAATTTATGCAGTGATCAGTATATTGTTGGCCCAGGAGGGGCGTTAGGGCTTAACTTTTTAGCAGTTGAAAAGATAGCGCTTAGGGCTGGAGTTCCTGATGATGAGATACTTGATTTCTACGGGAAATTGAGAAACATATGCTCAACAGTTCTGGAACAGCAGTATGAAGAAAGCGAAAGAAACCGCAAACAGAAGTAATTCTAAGGCGACGATCAGTGAGGTCGTCGCCTTTTTTGTTAAGGAGCTTTAAAATGGCAAGGTTAGCTATAGGTGTTGATGTTCGAGGGCAGGATGATGTAGAGAAGTTGGCTGTGTCTTTAGCTAATGCTGAGACTGCACTCATGCACTGGCAGCGGACTTCGTCAAAATCGGGAAACACGCAACTACTGCAGGCGGTGAGCATTCTTGACAGCGGAATGAAGCGGCTGTCCCTTACTGCTGAAGCATCAAAAAAGAGCATTGAGGCGTTTTTCAGCGGCCAGCATAGTAAGGGGGTCGCCACAGCATTTGCGCAGGCTCAGGCCGTTAACGGTATGCAGGTTGCTTATGAAAAATATGTTGGGACGCTTACAAAAGAAATTTTGATGGAGAGCAAGTCTGTCCAAAGCCTCAATGCTCGTACTGCTGCCATTGAAACAAATATAGCCGCATACAAGAAACTTGGGATTGCCTCAACTTACGACAAGGGAGTCGATTACACAAAGCAGATACAGGCCCTTGCCTCTGAAGACGCTATGATCGAGCATCATATCGCAATGCTGAAGGCGCAGGAGACAGAGGAGCGCAGAGTTCAAAAGACTCGAAACTCAAGCATAGCTGAGCAGATGGAGCGTAGATATGCCTCTGAAGACGCTATGATCGAGCATCATATCGCAATGCTGAAAGCAGCTGAAGCAGCAGAGAGGTCTTACGCGTTCGTACAAAATGCTAGTATTGCAAAATCTATGGAGAGGAATCTGACAGGTAGAGATGCTTTACGTCAAGGAAGTTATGCTGTCTCAGACTACTCCCAACAAGGTAGAGATAGACTAGCTGCTGGATCAAAGGCAGGGGGGTATGACTACGCCAAACAAATTGCTGCAGAAGCGAGTCTATTTGAAGAGGCGTCAGGTAAGGTAAAAGTTCATACTGGGATTTTGGGTAAACTTGGGGATGCTTGGGATAATGCAGGCAAGAAAGCGAGTATATTCCACAACATTTTAAGAGGCGGTTCTGGTGCTGCAGGCGCTCTGTGGATGACTTACGGCCAAATGTTGCCCATGATTGTAGGATTCGCTACAGTAGCATCAACCTTAAAGACTGTTAAACTGGGCAGCGAATTTGATGCGGTAGCCAGGAATATTGAAGTTCTTAATAGAGACTTGGGGCCTGCAGCGCTGGGATTCGATGATATAAAAAAATCGATCCTAGGGATTAAAAACTCTCAGTTCAATCCCATGGAATTAGCAGAGGGGTTCAGAGAGTTTGTGAGAGCTGGATTATCGGTTGGAGATGCAAATAAGTATATTGCTGAAACGTCTATCTTTGCCAGAGACGCTGAGATGGAGTTAGCTAAAGCTACTGAATTTGTCGTCGGGCAGGCGTCTGTATTTGAAGGAACCAACATAGGGCAGATTGAGAACATTATAACAAGATCAGCTAATGATACGACTACTAGCGTAAAGCAGATGGCTGAAGCCCTTAAATATGCTTCATCCATAGGTAAGACCATGAAGATCCCATTTATCGAGGTATCTGCAGCATTGGCTGTAATGGCTCAGAATGGGCAGAGGGGGTCAATGGCTGGGTCTCAGTTAGCGACTGCCATGCAGAAGATGGTAGACCCTTCATCTAAGGCACGTAAATTGATGGCTGAAGTTGGGGTACAGTTTACGGCTATTGACAATAAGGCTGGAGAGGTAAAGAAGCCCTTTCAACTTTTTTCTGATTTAGAAGTGGCAACTAAAAAATTAACGTCAGCGCAGAAGACTGTACTCTTTGATGAGCTTGGAGGGCAAAGAGGTGGCAGAGGTATATCTGTATTGGTAGGGGAGATTGAAAAAGGTGCTGGGCTATGGAAACAAGAGTTGAAAGGACTGCAGGATGAGTTCGAGAAATCTGGCACTTCTGCGTCAACACTTGGCAAGCTAGTAACTGCTATGTCAGAGTCTGGCTCCTATCAGCTAAAGATGCTGCAGGCGGATGTAGACCGTTTGTTTATTGAGTCTTATGACAATGCCTCTTCTGTTAAGATGTTGAAAGAACTAAGGGATGTAGTAAATTCTGAAGAGATGAAAAACTCCCTTCAGTTTATAGTAGATAAGTTAATATGGATTTCTACTATAGCCGCAAAAGGAATAAACATAGTAGTAAGCCTTACAGAAGGTGACGGAACCTTTTCTGAAATGGGCAAGAAGTTAGGGGCTGCAGGCGGTACAATTATTGGTTCTCGGGCAGGGGTTGGCGGGGCGGCGAAAGGTTTTGCTGGAGGAGGTATTGTTGGTGCTGCAGCTGGAGGTTGGATTGACAAACTCCTGTCTGGTGGAGCGGATAAGCCTGTGTCTGAAATAGATAAGGTAGAAAAGAAGATAAAAGAGATGCAGGATGTACTTGTAAAGGCACAAACTAATGCGCAGGACTCTACCTTTAGAAAAGGATATTGGAATGAAGTAGCCGATAATGCTACGAAAATTATCGAATCCAAAAAATCTGAGCTTGAGAGGCTAAACAAGGCTTCATCAGCTGGAGCTGTAACTAACTCTGAATTAAAATCTACCAAAGGCAACACTGATCTAGCGTCTGTAACTGAAAGACTCTCTAACCGTGAGCAGCTTATAGCTGAGCAGATTAGAAAGGCGGGACTTAACAATTACAAGAAGACTTATGAAGAGCTTGTTACTCCTAAAATCAAAGAGTTTATGGAGCTGAAAGAGGAAGAGTATAGACTGCTTGAGAAAACTTCTGGCAAGCAGGGGAGTTTGTTCGTACCAGGAACTGGCGCTTATGATAAGGTAAGGGCCGAGGAGACTAAGCGTATAGAGCAGATGTACGGCAAGGAGCTGGAGGCGGCCAAGAAGAAAGATTTGTCCTATTCGTCTGATCAGATAGTTGATAACAGGAAAGCTGCGGCAGACCGTAGAGCAGAGGCAGAGGCTAACAAAGAGGCCAACAGGGCTATGCGGCAGCTTTTGGCTTCTTATGATCTATACATCGAGAAGATGAAGGATGCTAAAGACTCTGCTAAAGACTGGAACAAAGACGCAAAGACACTCATTGGTGACGTAGATTCTTTTGTCAAGGCTAATGCGACTGTGGGTATGACAAAAATAGACGCAGAGGTGTATAAGCATAATGAAGCTATGGTGGAAGCTGGAAGAGTTCAGGTTGAGTATGATAAAATACTCGGGCAGTCTGCATCCAAACTCGGACAGTTAGGCGCTGTTTATGGGCAATCTATGCAGGAGATGCAAGATATCCGCAGTAAACTTGCAACAAACAGCCTGGGATTAACTGATGATCAGGTAAGTGATAAAACTAAGAGCATTATTAACGAGCAGCAAGACTTAGTAAAGGAATATGATCTTGTAAAGAAATCACAGGATGAGCTTATAAACAAGAGTGACAAGCTCAAAGAAGTTACTGAGAGACTTCAAGCGACTATATCTAATACATCCCCATGGGACGCCATGGGTAAGGCTATATCTGACCTTTCGTATACAACCGAAGAGAAGTTTAATGATGTGTACAAAGCTACTCAGCGTGTCTTTAGCAGTATGGAAGATGCTCTGGTATCGTTTGTTACAACAGGCAAGTTGAGCTTTAGCGATTTAGCCAATTCTATTATGGCAGATATAGCAAAGATTGCTGTTAAGCAAGCTGTCATTTCTCCGCTGATGGGCTTGCTGGGGGCAGGAACTTCCTCGGCTTCTGGTTCTTGGGTAAACCCCGATACGGGCTTCCAGTTTGGAGGATTCCTAGACACAGTCAGCAGCTGGTTCTCGTTTCATACAGGCGGGGTTGTGGGAAGTGACTACAATTCTTTAGGTCGGCCTATTAATCCTTCAGTTTTTCAGGGAGCACCTCGCTTTCATTCGGGCTTGATGCCAAATGAATTTCCTGCTATTCTGCAACAAGGCGAGGGCGTATTTACCAAAGCCCAAATGGCTGCTCTTGGGGCCTCGTCTTCAAGAGCTGCGGGTAAGGCGGATGTAGGCAGTCAAGCAGTGTTTAATATTAGTATTACTGGCGATATTAGCAAACAGACGAAGGCAGAGATATATAAGATGCTCCCGACTATAGCAACAGGAGTAAACGCCCACAATAAAGAGAAGGGTATAAAATAATGTATGGTATTTATGACGGCAATAACCTCATTGCAACATTTGTTTCTCCTACTACGGTTCTGAGCAATTCTCCGTCTTTTGTAACAGATTCTATGTCGTTGAAGCGGTCCGTGAGCAAAAGACCTGCCCAGAGATGGGAGATAACAACTCAATTAAAACCTCAGTATACAGACGCTAACGATATATTTGTAATGCTGGTTACAAAGGGATTGACTGAGACTATAGCAGTTTCTATTCCGCAGAACCCCGGAGCAAAAAAGAATAGAACTGGCAATGGGTCAGTAGTAGGGTCTGGTAGCATAAACTCAAGTACTGTCAGGCTTGTTAGTGAGAATGTGATCCCAAAGGGGACTTTCATAAAATTTGCCAACCATGACAAAGTGTATTTAACAACTTCTGCTAGGGATGTTTCAGGCTACTGCACTATTTTTCCAGCACTTATATCCGCAGTTGTTAATCAAGTTGTTACTTGGAAAGATGACGTTAAAATGAAATCTTATTTCGACGATACCACAATTACAGGTATGGTATTTGATAACGGGGTATTGATAAATAATGGTGAGATAAAAATGGTAGAGGCCCTATGATTATACTTAATGAGAGAATAGTTGAACTGTTTAATCAACCCTCTATAAGTTCATTCTTGTGTATATCTGTTGCCGGAATTAGGCTTACTACTTTCCCATCTAACTTAGTTTTAGATGACGGAATCTATACATCATCTAACCTAATCCTGAGTATCGATGAACCACAGATGACCTCTACCGTTGATAGGGATTTGTATAAGATGTCATTCTCTGATTCTGAGCGCGTCCTTATGAGTGTGTTTGAGTCAGGTATTAATGGAGCGGATATAAATGTAAGAGCAGGTTTTGTAGATTACTACACAGAGGAGCCAGAGCTAAACCATTTATTTGTAGTGTATAAAGGAATAGTTGAGAGTTATTCGTATGACGTAGATACAGCACAGCAGGGATCAGCTACAGCTACTATCAGCTGCTCAAATCTTATGGCATCTCTTGATGACTCTAACCCATACTATACAAGCAAACAATACATTAGGAGTCTGTCTTCAGGAGACACTTCTTTTGACCAAATATATGAAGGTTCCGGCTCAGTAGTATTGCGCTGGGGCAAAAAATAAGGAGCCATAATGAGTTTATTTACAGCCTTTGTAGTGGCCGTTACAATTCTTAATGCCGGCTACCAATATACACAGCAGCAGGCAGCAAAGAAAAAAGCTGCAGAAGCTCAGCGCAGAGCAGATGAACTTGCAGACCAGCGCAAAGGTTTTGAGCTGACTACTGAAGGGGAAGTTTCTGTATTGCCAATTTTGTACGGTAAGGGGAAAGTAGGGGGGGTCAGGGTTTTCCATGCTACTGCCTCTTCATATGTTCATGTAGCTGGCAACGCGGATAAGTCCTTTAAAGCTGGATCGCTTGTACTGCCAACCACCTTACCAAAAACTGTTAAAGGGGAGAAGAACGAGTACCTTATTTTCCAGCAAGCAATTTGTAAACGAGGACTGACTAAGGTTTATGATGTAACTATTGATGACAATAGAAAATTAACTGACCCAGATTTAACAAAGTCTACTACAGGGTTTAGAGTAGACATTCATTATAAAGGTGGCGCTAGTTGCAGTCTCATTAACAACCAAGTGCAGAATAGGCAAGAGGCAAGATTCACGGACTGCGCTTATTTATCAACAGTGGTTAAATTAGATAGGGATGATCCACAGTTTTCTAGCGTTCCGGCTGTCTCTGTATTTGCTGAGGGCGTAGCTGTGCGCAGGGTTATTGATGGGGTTCTTCAGCCTTGGAGCGTTGCTACTTATTCAAATAACCCGGCATGGGTTTTGCTTGACTATTTGTTGACTGAAAGAAAATTCCCCGAGTCCTCCCTAGACCTCGGTTCCTTTGAAGCTGCAGCGGCAGTCTGTGATACCGTTGTCAGGGAGTCTGCCCCTTGTGGCGGGTCCATTTACCAGCCCTCTGATGGCTCTCGGTTGGTAGCAACAAGAGCGCTTCCCCTGTATGAGGCCAATATTCTAATAGACACAAAGAAGCCTTACAGAGAAAATGTTACTTCGTTGCTCCAGTGTATGGGGGACGCCCGGCTTGTTTGGTCACAAGGAGTCTACAAACTCTCTCTCCAGTATCCAGAAACTAATGATGGCATTGTAGTCGTTGATACTGTTACTGAGGATCGGCTAGTTCTTGGCGAACCTATTTCTATAGCCTGGACTCCGGCTGACCAAAGACTGAACTTCGCTACAGCCAGATTCTCTAACGAAAGCAATGATTTTAAAATAGACACGGTTTCATGGCCTTATAAAATAGAAGGTGAAGATTTTGAGGGGATCAATGGAAGGCTGTATTCTGAAGTAAGTGGGTGGGACTCCTCTACTGCTGGAGCTTTTATTAATGATTATGGGGTGTGGGAAGGAAGTTATGGGGCGAAAACTTTTGTATGGAAGATTGTGCCTACGGTAGCAGGAACGTATACTTTAACAGGGATTCTAGACTATAGCGGGACAATAACTATAACTGGTGGAGACTTACCTGGAGTTGTCAATATAACTCAATCAGGAGTTGCAGATTGGAGGAATAAGTCTAAGTCTACTGCAAATGTAGTGCTGGCCGAGAACACAGTGTATACTATATCTATATCCGCTAATTCCACTCAGCTAAAAAGAAGCGGTGTAGCCGCTACATTAAAAGCCCCTGATGGTACACAGTTCTGGACTACTCGTGATATATCTTATTCTGAGTTTATTACAGTCGAAAAAGATACTGCGGTATACGATGAAATGTTGGCTGAAGATAACCATATACCATTAGAGATGGACATTACTTTAGACGGCATTACTGATTATTATCATGCTCTGGCAAAAATAGAAGAACAAGTACGGGTAAGCAGAACAGCTCATGCTGTATCATTTACTTATATGCTTGAGGATCGCTACCCTGAGCCTGGGGATGTTATTAAACTATCAGTTTTAGACATAGACCTTGGAATTGATAATGATCTTTTTGTCAGAATCGATAAAGCTAAAGTAACAAGTGCTAGGACTGTTGTTATTGAAGGTACTCGGTTTGATAGTACTCAATTAGCTTGGAATGTAGATGACAATTACTATGCTAAACCTCTACCAGTAGCAAACACAGCCTTACAAGCTCCTATGTGGGTTGAGTATAATCCTGGAGATTCCCTCCTTGTGGACGCTCCAGGCTACTTGACCTGGGCAGGAGTGTATGAAAGTCGCTCTATATACTATGAGGTTTACGTTGGAATCCCTGGAGATGAGTCAGACACCGGGCTTCAACTGTGGAGGCTGTTAGGACAGTCCTCAACCACTAGGTTCGATCTGCCCAACATTTCGGAGGCGAGTGTTTTATTTGGAGTCAAAACTGTTCTTGTTGCTTCAGGAGCAAGGTCAGAAATACAGACTACCTCTGTAACCTCACTAATTAGATCAGTCCCCCCTGCGCCTGTGGCCGTTAGCATTGCAGTAACTGGGGACTTAAATCAATCAGTTTCTATAGACTGGACGATACCTACGAATCGACCAGATGGGTCCGTGTATTCAAATCACTATGCCTCTGTTGTGTACCGGGCCTCGGTAGAAGATTTTGCGCTTGCCCAAAAAGTAATAAGTCTTGAGTCGTCAACCTCATTTACAGATACCCCTAGCGTATACGGGGAGTTGTTCTATTGGGTAACAAATAAAAGTACAGCAGGCATTGAGTCTGAACCAACATTAATAGGTAGCGTCGAATTGGAGTTTTGGGCGCAGTTCTCTGACCAGTTTATTCCCCCTGCTCCAGCAAACCTGGATGTTGTAGGTGCGTTCACCAATATTTTTATTACCTGGGAGAGCCCTTTTTATACGGGGGGAGGCGGTCATAAGGCGTCACTTGTCTATGCTGCTGAATACCCTCTAGGGGAGACTGTGCCCCCTATCTTTGCTGAGTCTGAAATTGTTGCCTCTGTAGCTGGAGTAGAAGTCTTTGTTCACCCAGTAGGCATAGATAAAAGGTTTGTATATTGGGTAAAAGAGCAGGCCAATGGAGGAGGAATTTCTGAAACATCTGCTGGGCCTTCTATTGGCTATACAGGAAAAATTGACGGCGGAACAGATATTGCAGATGCTACCATCACAAATGCCAAGATAGAGAGCCTTGCAGCAGAAAAAATAACTGCAGGAACCATAACCGCAGCAATAGAGATGGTATCTCCTGTAATCACTGCAGGCACAGGGTCGTTTACTGGGGAGGTAACAATTACTAACCCAGATGCTGTAAGGGCCGCTCTCGATCTTGATACTGCTATTAACGCAGTTTTAAGTAATGAAGTTCACGTTTTCCCTGCAACGGTAGACGGCACAGTCTCTTCATATCTATACTCTGGGACTAACGTTCATGTATATGAAGGAACCGAGGAGATAGTTTATGACGGGGTTGGGGGAAGTGTCTCTACCTACAAAATAACCGCAAGCCCTACCAATATTATAGTAGGCACAATAACAGATAGTGGGGTTTATGTTACAATAGGGCAGCACAGCGGGGTAGCTGCAGGAACAGATGTATCTAAAATAACCTACACTATTACGGGAACTGCATCTACTGGGCAAACTTTCAGTATTGAGAGAGTGCAAAGTTTCTCTAAGTCTAAGACTGGCGCTACAGGTTTAACCGGAACCAATGGGGCTGCAGGCCAGGGGCAAGTTAAAGGAGTCTCGTTTCTCAGGGCTGCTACTCAGCCTTCAACTCCTGTAGGAGGAACCTTCTCTTCTCCAAATGCGACCGGATGGAGCGACGGGATTCCTGCAGATAATAACCAGCCTCTTTGGCAGACTACGAGAATTTTTACTAGTGATGGGCTCTCACCTCAACAATCTGTCTGGAGTACTCCGGCTAAAGTCGGGACTCCGTCTACAGGGGCGAGGGTTCAATTTAGTATAGACGGTTCAACTTTGTGGCATGATACCCCAACTACTTCTGATGTCTATATGAGATCAGGTTCGAGTACTGATAATGGAGCCACCTGGACTTACGGCGGGTCTACAAAAATAAAGGGGGAGACTGGCGCTACAGGAGCAGCTGGACCAGCACTCATACTCACAGCTTCCCGGCAAACCTTTAAAGCAACAGACGGTACGTTGGACTCCGGGCAAGCTGACATAACTCTGGCAGTTGTTAAAAATAATACTGCAGAGACTATTACTTGGACTTCTACTCCTAGCCTAGTTTCTGGTACAGGAGACAGTAAAACTCTATCAGCTGCAACCTTCTCTACCAATACTCAAGTTGTAGTGACTGTGACTACCCCCTCTGGATTGACAGACACAATAACTATCATTAGACTTGAGAAATCTACCGCAGCAGCAGGAGCTACTGTTGGCGCTCCAACTGGTACAAATGTTGGCAGTGTGTCCGCAGCTGATATTGCTGCTTGGGCAGCTACAGATACAACCAAGATAGATGGGGGGAAAATCTATACTGCGTCTGTGCAGGCATCAAGCCTTGTGTCTAAGACAATAACTGCAGCTTCTGGCGTTATAGGGGATTTAGCAGTAGACACACTGCAGCTGGCAGATCAAGCTGTGACTATACCGAGTTCATCCTACACTGCTGCAGCAGTTTCAATTGGAACAACTGCGACACAGGTTCAAGAGCTAACACTAAATTCCACAGGGGCACCTATCACGCTTGAGTTTTCTTCAATACTAGAGTTGAGTACATCCAGAGGTAGTGTCGCTATTAAGGTAACTATTATCAGAGACTCTTCAGTTACTCTGATAGATGCTGCTACTGTAGCAAAGTTATCAGTTACAGATGATGGAGGTGTGACAACTATTAATGCGTCATATATTAGCATTATTGATGCTCCATCAGGTGGAACACATAGCTACAAGCTATACTTTACTAAGGACAGCTCTAGTCACTCCTCATACGCCTCTCATAATACTATAACAGCTCTTGAGACTAAAAAATGAAACATTATACAAAATATGATCCAGAGACTGGAAGAATACTTTCTACTGGGGTATGCCAGGATGAAGTTTTCTATTTCATGTTCTATGTTGTTGAAGGGCAGTTCGGCGACACAAAATATTACATTGAAGATGAGCAGCCTGTTGAATATCCAGCTAGACCATCAGAGTTCCATGTCTTTGACTATGATTCAAAGACATGGACCCTCAGCAGCGAAGCTTTTGAGGAGGCTAGGGCCAAGAAGTCAGTATCTCTTGATGCTGACTGCAAGCAATCTATAGTCTCAGGCTTTGAATCGTTTGCTTTAGGTATTTCTTATCATTACCCGTCTAAAGAAACTGACCAAGCCAACCTTAATGCCAGCGTTACATCCAGTTTCTACCCAAATCTACCCGAAGACTGGACTACGCCATTCTGGTGTTCGATAGATAACGATTGGCAGTATGTAGAGCATACAGCTTCTCAGATTCAACAAGTTGGACTTGATGGTAAAACTGCTATACTGGGGCATTTATCCAAGAACCAGACATTGCAGACTCAGCTACAGCAGGCAGAGACATTAGAAGAAGTGGAGGCAATTCAATGGTAATTAAACCTAGGGGGGTTGAAGATATTGCTGCTTGCGTTGATATGTATATGGTCATCAATGAAGATAGCTTTCTTCATATCGATAAGGCATATTCTATCAAGATGCTCTCTTTATCCCTTCAGCAGGGGAGATTCTTCCGAGTAAAATTAAACCAAGATGACAAGATTGAAGCATGGATCATAGCTATAATTAATAGAACATATCATGACCCGGAACCCTTCCTGCAGCAGATCTATTACTGTTCAAGCAATACTGGGGTTAGAGCATATAGAGATGTTGTCGAGCTTCATTCGGCCATGGAGCAAGAAGCGATGATGCTGAATATATCTACGGTAAAAGCAACCGGAAATCATAGCGACATTAACAATGTCTATGCTCGAATACTGGAGAAAATCGGCTGGGAGCGCAGAGGTTATTTGTGCATAAAGAAGTTGACTAATCCTAAATCTACTGTATAAATTATAGAAACAAAATCATCCGCCAAAATTTTAGGAGCCATCCATGGACCTCAAGCCTATCTCTAGTGAAGATTTGGAGTATATCAAATCTTCTATTCCTTGGATGAAGTTTCTTGGTAGCGGGTATGCCGCTTCAGCAGTTTTATTACTATGGAAAGCTTTTGGGATGTATAAAAGATTGAGTGACGTAGAGAAAGAGTTGGCTGAACTAAAAGAGCGTGAGTTGATTACAGTCGGAGAGCATGAGCAGATTACTAAATCATGCCAGAAGGAAATAGTTGCTATAGTTGACAAGAGAGTTAGCGATCTTCATATAAAATGGCTTGAGGAAGTACAGATAGTGCGAGGAGAGATAAGTGACATTAAAAGCGTTCAATGTAAGATATTAGGAACGCTAGAGTTACTTATCTCTGGTAATAAAACGAGCCGCTAAGAGCGTTCAGACTTGCTTCATTTGTTCGGGCTTGACAGCCGTGCAGGATGTTGAGTATTCTGAAGGAAAGAAATAACTGAGGAGGAATCTATGGATCTTTTACTGGGGGCGGCTACAGCCGCAGCAGTCACAGCAGATGATTGTACAGCCTTTGAGCTGTTTGGGGAATGCAAGATTATCGCCAAGCTTGGCGATAAGGAGTTTGTGACTTTGTACGAGGAGTATCCTGATGGAACGTACCTTCCAGCTGTCAACAAAGACGGAGTGGGTATTGTCCTCTCTCAAAAACAACCATCAGCTATCATTGCTGGATATGGTAATTATAAAATAGCTAAGACAATTACAGCCGCAGCCATAGATATTGGCTTGGTTAAATAATTATGTTTAGGGGTCTTTCTAGAAGCAGCAGGCGTCAAGCTTTCCCGCATATGAACGCAGGGTTGTCGCTCCCCCGCGCTGGCCTCCTCCTCTACCTAGGCCGCCCTAACCTTGAAGCCGCTGACGTTCCTCTAGGCGATGACACCGAGATCGGCGACGACACCATTATCAGGTGGATGTTCCTCCTGCCCGCTGATGCTGATATTCGCGCAGCTACAGGCTGGGTTAGTGGTGTCGGAAACATCTTTTACGATGCTGCTGGCGATCCTGTTGCCGTGCTTGCAAGCGAGATTGCTGCCTGGTCGAGTGTTAACCAGTGGAGTATCTTGTTCCATTTGGTGAGTGCGGATACTGAGACTGGAAGACTTGCTATTTATGCTCAGGATACACCTCTTGTGACCTTAAACAAGGCGTTGAAGGTGCTGCGCGAGGATCAGATTGACGTGTCTCCCTCCGCCTTCTTTAATGGCATGGACTTCCGCCTTGCCACATACACTGGTGGCCCCACTTACGTACCTGATCACTTGGGAGTGCTGCGAAGTCCTGGCGCGAATCGTCCGGCAGTGCAGGGGATGCGGCAGGATGGAGTCGCCTATCTCAACACCGACGAATCTGGCAATCCAATCCTCCCCTCAACGCCACAGAAAACTGTAACCTACAACACAGACTGGACAGCTAAAACCTTTGCCGAAACTTTCGACAAGTTTGATATCAGCGATCCGCTGAAAGCTCCAGGTTGGTTGTGTGAGCCGGTGCGGACGAACTACGCGCTCAACTCAGCGACACCTGCGACACACACCACGGGAACTATCGCTGTTGGAACATACACCCTTTGGCAAGAAGGTGCAGGCTCTATTGCGGCGACTGCTGGAACTGCTGTCGGAACATTCGGCACAGCGAGTAATGGCGCACCTGCAACAATCACCATCACAATCGCTGGAACTGTAGCCCTCACTGCAAGTGGAACGAATACGTGGGTACAGCTTGAACTCGGAGTGTTTAAGACGTCGCGTATTTATACTACAACTACTCCAATGGTCCGAGCCCCAACAATAGCATCGTTTCCTACTGCCGGTAAAATACCGGCAAATAATTTTGCTATTCGGATGATTGTTGTGCCGAGGGCTAGTGGGCTTTTATATCCTTGGTTGATCTCAACATATATTGACTCTGATAATTATACTGGAATTTGGATATATTCACCATCTATAATCTTTAGGGTGAGGGCTGGAGGTGTGAATGTCGATAGCACAGTAATTATGCCAAATTTAAATGCTAATATCCCTATTGACTTAATTGCTGTGAAATCTTCCGCCAATATGCAGGTATCAGCTAGACAGTTTACTACCTCTTGGGGGTCGATTGTAAATAGTACTGGGAACTCAACCCCCTTAGCAAAAGACAGTGCTCCGATAGCTTCTACCTATCGACTAGGTGCGCTTAACAGTGCTAGCCAATATACCGGCAATATCAGTCTATTCGACTGCGTGCCGATCCCATCCGGAATCACTGATCCGATGGCATGGGCAAAGGCTCATTGGGGTGTCGCATGATCATTCCAAAATTTCCTTATCCATCTAATTGTGCTATTTGCAAGACGAGACACCGTGTTATTAAAAGATTCCACATTTTAAAATGGACATATACATATCAATTATTATGCCCTCAATGCAGAGCTAGAGGGAAGCAGTGTGAAAATGAATATGATGCTGTTGTCAGTTGGAATAGATTGATGAAGAGCGAGGTATAGAATGAGTGGCTTAATCACAACAATATGCAAACTGAAAGACGGCTACACAATCCGCGACAACGCAATTGAAGTTTTGACAACCCTCGGCAAAGGCGGCAATCCAGATGCTCTGGTAATCGAGGATTTTGTTGGGTACACCAATTGCCCAACGCTTGGCTCGTATTTTAGGGCCAGCTTCGATGAAGCCTACGCCGCCGCTCTCCAGTACATCAAGGATAACGGCGGCGCTCAAACCTGCGAGATCATCGACATCGAGTGGGATGGCCAGAAGATGTTCTACGTTGAGGTCGATCCTGCTGTGGGTCCGGAACCTTTGGGGATGATCTCAAACTGCGCTGTTTATCGAGACCCTGTTGAGGTAGAGGCATGAACCAGGCATTGGTCATCACGTTTATGGTCCTGGCTGTAGCTTGCGCCTATAAAGCATACATTTAAAGAGGGGATATGAAGAAGATATTTTTAGCAATCGCGCTGTGCGTCTCGCCAGCTCTTGTCGTTGCCGCACAGACGCCAACAACAACCATTGACAAGTTCAATAGTTCGACCACATCCATCGACAATCTACGCGTAGCAACCAATACAAAGTTGGGCGTTATTGAGGCTAACCGCCTTGACCACGAGACACGAGTTGCGGCTGCGGAAACCGGAAAAGCGGCAGTTTCATGTTTTGCCGACAGCACTGCATTCAATGCTTGCTTCGCTCTTGACTGGCCAACCGGGTTTGATACCGCAGGTGACTACATCGTTACTGGTGAATGGGACTTCACAGGGGCCACGGTTACAGGGATCAGTAGTGGAGGCATTTCACACGCAGCTAGTGATGGAGCATATTATGCCTCCCGGAATGGGGCATGGGCCTCCCTTACTGGAGTTTTCGCCGCACCACTCGGTACGGATGACAATTATGTCACCGATGCCGAAAAGATAAAACTTGGAAGCCTGAGCGGTACGAACACCGGCGATCAGGATTTGAGTGGCTATGCCTTGACCAGTTCCGTTCTTTCAAAGACCAACACGACTGCTTTTACACCTACGGGTGATTATCACCCTGTTCCTAAGAAGTACGTCGATGACGAAATAACTGCAACTATGGGGGCAGGACCTACACTGTCCGTCTCGTCCCCGTTAGACCTCAATGAGACTACGGGTGTGTTGTCAATCACAGCAAACTCGTATCAAGCCTACGATGCAGACCTTACCACATGGGCGGGGGTTACGCCAGGCACGGGAGTTGCTGCCTTCATCGCCACTCCTAGCAGCGCTAATTTTGCAACCGCCATTACTGGGGATACTGGGACAGGTGGGATAGTTTTTGACACCTCCCCCACTATTACCACCCCATCGGTAATCGGAGCAACCTATCCTGTAGGCGGTTCAGCCACAACTCCAACTGGAAACATCAATATCGACGGCGTGAGTGCCGACCACTATTATTTTAAAGATACGGCCGCCAACGCCACTTACACACTGGTCGTAACGTCTCCACCGGCAGCAGGGGAAGAGCGGGGGGTGATTGTCACCATCGGCGGAGATACCACTTACACCGCAACGCTGGCCAATTCTGGGATCACCTGGTTATCGGGGACTGCGCCTACTGTGCTGGCGACTACAACGAGCAAAAGGTTATCATTCTTTTGTTTTGTGCTCGCCTCGGGGAACCCTTTGTGTGGCCCTGTGGCCGGGGGAGGGCTTCATGATTAATCGCTATACCTTATCAATCATCTTGTGTTTGTGGGCGAGTTGCGCGTGGGCGTTTCCTCCTGGGTTTATTGGGGTAATTGCTTCGATGAGTGGGGCTCCATCATGGGTCGAGACCTTCAACACGACAGTAGGGTACGATCACACATGGGCAACCGCAGCCGGATCACCTAATCCAGATAGTGCAACTGTGGTTGTCTCGGGACAGAGCTTGGCGCTGCCTTTATCCTCATCGGTATTATCCGATGATATAGGTCGAAACATAAGAGAAATAACATTTGTAGTCAATTTTCCAAGCGCCAACACCAGTACGAAATATGCAGGTGGTTTAATAAACGGATCGGGCGAATATGTTATGGGCTGGCAATTCGTGTCAATGACACTGAAAGTAACATGCGGGACGCCAAACGCTACCAGCGTGACATCATTAGCAACGGGCAAAACTCGTGTATGGATACGCTATCTACCAGGGACAGGGGGTAATGCTGTTGTTGAAGGGAGATTTGCTGCATATACAGGGTCGGAAACTAGACCAACTGCCGCAGCAGTATCGTTACTAACTGGGCAAAGCCAAACTGAAGCTAGGAAAATTGGCCTCTCAAACACTAGTGGTTCTGGGATAACCTTGAACCTTGATAATGTAGAGGTGGTTGAATGATAATTAAAAAAGTGTTCATTCTTTTAATTATATTCGCCTTTTTGCCCTCACTTGCAAATGCCGCTGATTTTTATGTGGACCCGGTGAATGGGAGTATGAGCAATGATGGCTCCCAGGAACATCCGTGGTCAACATTTGAGGGAGTATTGTCGGCGGGAAAAGTAAATACAAGGCAATATTCAACGACAAATCCCACTGAACCTTATTCTTACACTACTAAAAACCCGCTCGGACCAGTACGCGCAGGAGATACTATCTATTTACTCTCTGGCTACCACGGAAGCATCTGGATACAGCAATACCTAAACACTGATTATATAACAGTTAAAGCAGCTCCAGGAGCAACACCAAAATTTAGACGTTTTTATCTTCTGGCTTGTTCTAAATGGATTTTTGAAGGGCTATCTATAAGCCCAAGTCACACAACTCCCGGTACTGCACCAGCTTATATTTTTAGTGCAGATTATAATTCCTACCAAGGCCCTAATAGTTATATTACTCTTAAAGATAGTGAGGTTTTCAGTGTCCCAAGTGTTGAGGGGTACACGGCTGATGATTGGGCAAATAACACTTTCAGTGGAGTCCAACTCTATCGTTCCGAATCATCAATCATAGATAATGTACATATTTATAATATAAACACTGGTCTGCAATTAAATTCATCCCCTAATTCAGAAATAAGAAATTCAACGATTGAAAATTTCAGGTCAGATGGGTTGTTTGGGTATCAAAGTAGTTATTCCAAAATCGAATATAATACTGTAAAAAATGCCTATGACCTTACCGAGGGAGCCGGTGTACATACTGATTTAATGCAATTTTCTTCAGATGGAGTTCTAGCCAATGCCTTTAGAGGACTTGAAATAAGAGGAAACACAGTCATAGCACATGAAGATGAGAATCAACCATTTGTAGGCCCAACTCAGGGGATAGGAGGTTTTGATGGTTGGTATATAAACTTCATAATTGAGAACAATTTGATAATTGCCGGTACAAATCACGGATCAGGATGGTATGGAATAAGAGATAGTCTTTTTATCAATAACACGATGGTTATTCCGTGGGCATCAGATACCTATCTGCAATGTACTTTGGATATATGGAACCACAAAAACGGCCAACTAAGTACCGGTAATGTGGTTAGGAATACCATCGCACCACAGATATATCTGGTCAGTGGCAGCGGGTCAGAGGATCACAATATTATAGCCGACCGAGCCAGTTATTCAGCGTACTTCGCAAATTCTGCCGCCTTTGATTTTAGGTTAAAATCAGAAGCTTTGGCTATAGATGCTGGATCAAGCACGCTTGCCCCAGCTATTGACATACGACGATATCCAAGGGGTTCACAGCCTGATATTGGGGCCTATGAGTATAGGGCAGCATCCAAACACCTCCGCCTCTCCACCGGATGCCTCCGCCGTACAGATGGATCGTGCTGGGCGTGGTGATACCAAACATAGAAACATGGGCATATTAGTATAATGCTTACATTCAATATTAAATATGGTCCGTGAATCAACCCGACGAGGTGTAATTAATTATGCTAAACGAAAGAGACGTTCGTATTTTATACAAAACGGCGCTAGAAGTGGTGGAACGTGCGATGACGCAAGTCACCATCGATGTGCATGTAGTTGAGGCGGAACAGCATTGCAGAGTATTAGCTGCTGTCCTAGAGGAGCCTTATATAGCTCCTAGACGAAAGTAAAGCGCACAGAAGGTGGAAACATGGCTGTAGAAAAATTTGTGGCAGACTACCCAGGGTAAAAAATGAAAGGTCACACAATTGTGAAAATAGTCGAACCGTCGTTTGAAGTCATCGAGGACCAACTTGAAAAATTGCCGCTCCTAGATTCGGTATACCTACCATAATGCCGGCATTCACCCTTAAATATGACGTTCGCGAATCCGCCCGACATCGTGTGATAGCGCGCACCTAAACCTCTGCACCACAACCGAAACTTGCACCGCAGCCGGCGGGCACTACTGTGACGGCGTGTGCCAATCGGCGGAGTGTCCCGTGCCAACGACTGGCGGAACGTACCTACCTTTTCTCTCAGGGGGAAACTGGCCAAGGTTCAGTGACTCCTCACCCACTCTTCCATCCTATGGATCAGCTCTTTTTGATTGATTCTCGGATAAGCCTCTAAATACCATTCAAGCATTCCTCCTTCATTAAGGAGGAATGCTTTACTTTCTTTACATCCATTGGCAAGATAGTGCTTCTGGGATAGCCTTATGAGAACTATGACTAACTCTTGCGCAGACCTTGAGTCCATTGGCTCTCTTACTTCTTTCTTTATCTCTTTTAACCTAGAATCCTTTCCGCCTCTTCTGGCAAACCTTCTTACTCTTGCAGGTATGTTTCCGGGGTAGTAAGTAAGGTAATGGTCTATTCCAAACCTCACTAACCTATCCCTAAGCGTTTGGAGTGAAATTCCCATGTAGTCTGCAACCTCTTGTTCAGAGGCTGCAGACTCAACTTCAGGAGTAAGGTAAATATTAATTGCTTTGTGCATAGCCAAGCTCTACAAATTGATCGTAGACCATGTTCATTAAGGCTCTCATCTGAGGGTATGCTGCAGGGGATCTTCTGAGTTTAAAGACCCAGTCCCATTCTGGGAGATACGCAGTCATTACTATAACTGTCTTACACTGACCATTGAGAACTACTCTTGCATGTTGAGGAGGGAGAGTTTTTCTCAGAGTATTGTAGTTAAGTTCAGCATTCTTGCAAGACAGAATGAATGTCTCTTGCTGAATGAAGTCCATATCATTCCACCAGCTGGGCTTCACAAATTCCATTTTCCCTTGTTCATCAACATATCGTTGAGACCTGACGGAGAAACCTACATCATCTCGGTGCCTTGTAATTTCCGCTAGAACATTGCGGTCAGTGTGGAGTTCAACTGTGACACGCCTGTGCTCTCTTGAGTGCGCTTTTTGAGGCAGTTGGAACATTCCGTCTTTGGCAGTGTATTCTATTGCTCCGTCTATTGAGTCTACCTCTAAAACTTCCATAAATGCGCGCAGGTTCCCATACAAGACTGTCTCTCCGGTATCATCAACAGTCAACCATTTTGAGGCATATTTATGTAACGTAGAATCGTCAGTAACACCAAGCACCAAATTACTGTGCTCGAACATTGAGCTATGGGGAGGGTCATTAGCCATAACCTTGTCCAAGAACTTATCAGGGTTCGATACTTCAGGCATAGGGCTGTTGTAACAGGTTCTTCCCGCTCGCTCGATCCATAGCTTTGCCTCTAAAATATCAGTAGGGCACTCTCCACAAACTTTTACTTCTTGCTCAACAAGTTTCATCTCAGTTTCTCCAGTATTAAGTTTGCCAGATATGATTGGTTTGATAGCAACTGACTTTGTAGCTTATCAATACTTTCCGCCTGATTAAGAACATAGTATCCGCAGGCATGGTTAATGGGAGGGTACTCTGATTCGTGCCTTACCTTTTCTTCTGGGAACCCTGGCCTCTGAACTTCAAAACATCTTCCATATTGGTTAACCAGTTCTGCTTCTCCATCAAACCTAATGTCATCTATGACAACAATTGGCTTCTCTACAGTCTCTATGTAAGCTGCCATCCGCTTGACATGGAAGTCTTTGCAGATCATATTGCGCAAACAATCAGTCCCTAGAAGTTGAGCAACGGTTCTGAAGCTGACCCCCCATCTAGGGTCAACTTCTTCTTTCTGCTCCTTTGTCCCGTAGACTTGTTCATCAGAGAACAAGAACAAGTCTTTAACAGCCTTCTTCAATGGTGATGCAAATGATGCTATTTCTATTTTATTAGGAGCAAGAGTCTGAAGAATTTGCGATACAGTTGTTTTGCCTACTCCAGCATAGCCCATAAACCCTATTACGAATGGTTTCATTCCACAACTCCCAATAAAGTATCTCGAAGATATTCATATGAGTCTGCTTCTGTCTTATCGAACCTTTCTTCGACGAAAACAAAGTGGTCTAGTGCTCTAACTCCGCTATCATCAGGCTCAGTAATTCCGTAGAACTCTCCTGTCATTATATTACCTGCTTTAGCTCTCCAGTGAGGTACCCCCAGCTTTCTCTGTGTATCTGAAAACCCTATTCCACAATCGGATACTATCACACCATCTTTAGATCTGCAGACCAACCCTCCCAGCATTCCAGCATATTTCTTCTTAGGGTCACCTTCATAAGCATCTACAATGACAAACTCTCCTTGTGCCTTGGCTTTTAATTTTACCTGAAAGTAAGAGGGGTCTTCATCAGCCCAAAAGAACTCGTCAGACATAGATTTGAGAACTGTTCCCTCTTCCCCGTCCCTGATAAGTTTCCTGGTTATGGTCATAGCCTCTTCTAAAGAACCTACTCCCCAAGACTCTATTGGTTGAATTGGTGCTGATTTATCTGTAAGAGCCGCAGAAAGCTCTTCCCAAATCTCCCAGTAAGGACGCGCACTAGAGCCTTTATAGAACTCTTCTCTAGTTAAGCTCAGCCAAGTATATGCACGGATTCTTTTTGCAACCTCTGGGTCTCCGCTGCCTTTAAAGAAGGCATTAATGAGGCCATTTCCTTTAGCTCGGCCCATAACCTTGCCGTCTTCCTCTAGTACAACAAGTTCATAGGCCCGAACCTTATCATTGAAGTTATGCAACTTAGAGACGTAAGGCTGAATAATGTTCCCCTCAATAAAGGATCTCTCGCCTTTGCGGGTCATGAAGCTCCCGTCAGGGAGATGGTAGGTAAACATCCCATTTGCCTTCCGCTGGAGGATAGCTGGGTATTTTATACGGTTGACAAAGTCTGCTCCAGCACAGCGCTGATAGCCTACCCTAAAAATAGCTCCAGGAGCAATCTTGTTAATGGTCTTGGCAGCTACTCCACAGCGTAAGTCTTTTCTTAAAATCCTTGATACAACATTATACCGCTCTTCACTGGAGCACATCATTTTGTACAACCAACCCAGTGTAAGGTCAGTAACACCCTTAGTCTCTTTAAGGCTCTCTATAGTCTCAATCATAGCGGCATCGGGTGCCGATGTAAAATCCTGCTGAAACTCAGGCAACTCGTCTACACCGAAGGAATGCCCCTGGTCTAGGGCATTCTTTGCCATCCAAACGAAATCCTTGTCAACCACAAACTTCTTTAGGAGAACTGACTTTGCTTTAGACCCCTGCGCTTGCTCCAACTGTTGAATCATTGACCACAGTTTTTTGAACATTATTTTGCTCCTGCATTATTGTTGAAAGTTTTTCACAGAACTTTTCTAGAACTGTGCGAGTCTTTACATTTTCCTCTCTATTCTCGTAAGCATACGAAACAGAGATTGATACGTCAGTCAAGACTACATAATAAGAAACACCGTCTATCCGTATTCTGTAGCGTTTGCCATCGTCAACTATTTGCTCGGCCATTCCTCTTGAGTCTCCGTTGAAGTTTTCTCCAGTGATGGATGTACCTGAGTTCCTGAGCGAACCCGATCTCTTTGTACACCTCTTTGAGAATTTCTTCAACTTCAACTCTGGCCTCTTCATTTTTCCCTTCAGGATCAAGAAAATCATCAAGCCGGTTGTTGATCATCAGTGCCTCTTCAATGAGGCTGCGCTTGACCGGATTGCAGAGTTCTGCAAGAAGGTCTGTGCAGATACGGTTGCCCATGAAAACGACTGTCTCAACCAAAAACCAGCTCTTAGGCTTATTGATCAACTCGCTGACCCGCTTCATAAGCACCGGGGTCTGGTCAAAATTTTCTCGCTTTTCAGTAGGGTAGGTCTGAATAATCTCCATCATTCTGATTACCCCTAGATTGACCACAGTCTTTAACTCTGGAATAAGATCATAATCTTTAACTGTAATCAATGAGCTAGTGGCAAGCGCAAGGAGTATGACTGCTTGTTGAGTCGGGGAAGTTTCTGAGTTCATAATTCTCCAACTATGTCCGTGAACACTGGTTTTTCCTGGCTTACTTCTTTATGCGCAATAACTCCTAACACACAATATCCATCTTCCATGCCTAATCCAGTATGAACATAGATAATAAGAAACTCGGGAATCTTCTCCCAGTAATCCCATATATTCAAAGTCTCGCTCTCAAGCGGCAGAAAATCTATTGTATCCCCTACTTGATAGTCACGATCATTCTTCCGTACCTCGAATGTTTTCTTACCTTCTAA